CGGTGCAGGCGCTACCCATAGTACTGAATTTCTTCAGCATGATCACCCTTGGAACCGAAGGCTCCAAGTCTTGTGTGACCGATCGGGTACGTGAAGCTCGCAGGGCATTCAATAGGCCTAGGTTAGACCTAAAGAGATTCCCCACGAAATGACATGACACCCTGTCGCTAGCACTAGACAAGTCTAATGTAGCTAAGGATCCATCCACAGACGCTCGCTTGCACATCTCTTGGTTACGGGTTTGATCCCGAAATCGGATGAACTCCGAAATCCAAGTCATGCGCACTCGATCACTAAAATAGTGCCACAAATTTTGCTGGCACCACATGTGCTCACTAGGTTCCGCGGCGATGAGCCTTGGCTTAGTGAGTGTCTTCGGGACAGAGATCAGTTTAGAGGAGGGATCTTCCGATCCTGGTTCCTCTGGTCTGGCCATCGGGGGATTAATCCCTAGTTCCAGATCTGATCCGACATGACTCGCCCAACTACTGTAGTTATAGTAACCACAGTCAGCTAAGGCGAACACGCTCTCTAGACGGGGAGACCAGTTAACAAATTGGTATTTGTTACATGGACTCTTCCGTTCCGAGACGACGCCAGGGCCGTGTTTAAAGCACCAATCTTTCGGGTCATATGGCCCTAGATCGGCGGTGATCAACCCCGCAATTAAATCGAGGTTAACCATCAAGGTTTGAAGTTGCCTCTCCGAGGCAACACCCGTGTTGGAAGATCTGTAGGTCTCCGACCTACTGAAGCCTGGGAAGGCTTCTTCGTCTTCTTCCGTCGGGCTCTCCGTCGACCAGAACTTTTCAGGATCTGGTAACTGAGAATCAACCGCAAAGAACGCGCTGACTTCGTCAGCGATATCCCCAGCGGTGCAAGCCAGCCGTGCTCCCTTAGCCAGATAATAAATCTGACGAAGGAATACCAAAGCTTCGACATCGCAATCCTCCTTTAAACAGCCAGACTCACTGAAGACGTGACCCCAAAGTCCCTTTAAGAACTCTGGATACATGATGCACCTAGGACACCGCTTTGTGAGCGGCAGACTAGACACACTGTAAACGCCCTCGGAAACACACCGATCAAGGTGCTTTCCAACAGCCGGCATATCCACACAAAAGAGGTGGATACCACGCGTCTGCGCGAGTCTTGAGAGGTGTTCGAAATCCTTATCGAACTCACCTCTTAGCGTAGGGTATGTGTTACCAATGTCCCTGAAAAGACATTGAAACACACGTAGCAACTCCTCAACATGGCGATTAAGCATAATTAGGTTAACCCTAGTAAATGCTCCATGTGTAGAGTTCCGTATGTGCTATAGGGGAATTACACCCCTGTAATAGAAGCGTGGTCAAGAGCGCCCTAGCTGGATGCTAGGACTCCCAACCCAGTAGCTTCGTCAGGTTTGCGTTGCTGGAGGCGATGGCCCAATCGGCCAAAGCGTCCATCAACTCGACGATCGAATCACTAGCAAGTTGCTCAGTGATGAAATACGCCGTTTCCTGATATTCTGCAACAGCGCCCGAAGCGAACACTGTGATTACGGCCTCCACGTTGTGGCGGTCGTACTCAACCCCGTTCCGCGTAACGTTCGAATGTCGAACGCGAACGCGGTAGGACTTTGCAGATTCGCGGAGATAATACTCCGCTGCATACCCATCCTGGGTAACGAGTGGCAAGGTTTTAGAACCTGATGCCAATCCTAGCACAAACGTACTTCCTAACATAGGAGTCTCCCTGATTAACTAACAACCCTTGGCGCTTTCACTACACGGAGCCTAATTGGCTTTGCGTGCATAGCGCCCACGAAGGATCGCCAGCGAACCAAGGATCGACCACTGGCCGGTGGTGAACACCGGCATGAAGGAAGACGCGAAGGGCAGGATAGGGGCGACGAGTAATCGACGCTTCCTAACCTCCGACTGCCGGTGTTGACCCGTAGGGTGACACCAAGTCAGATCGGAACTACTGTTCTTTGGCTCGACCTGGGCATGTGCCTCGGTCTGGCGCATCAAACAGATGTCGCTCCATACCAACGGAATGGTGTTATTCGTAGCATCCAAAACTGTGGACACATGAAGAAACCAATCCGCAAACCAACTCCATGGCATAATTTGCCATAAAGCTGATAACGCCTCGTGGTAGGACAACCCAAACGTAAGCTGATGAGCCTTTACCCATAGTGGGTCAAGCTCGAGGCCGACGCCAGGAATCATCTCTACCCCACTGGCCAGTTTCCACTGGACAGTGCACCAGACCCTTTCATGGTATCTGACGGTGCGGGAACCCTGAATGTTTGCGCCTACCGACTTCAGTTGAACTGTTGTCGGAGCACTCGAACTCGAGTTCTGGTACAAATTTTTCCTCCGCTTTAAGATACGATCACCAGTCTGCAACCTGCTTAGCCACAGGAGACGCTTATTTACGTCTTTCTGAAAGCTAAACATGTTACGGATGTCGTTGACCATTGGGGCTATGCCCCAACGGTACCAAAGATGAGCCTTAGCCGCATGGCTAATTTTCAAGCTCTGGATGTGTTCCCAGGTAGACTTGCCCCTTTTCAGGAACTTATCTCCCCAGTCACGCCACAACGAAGGTAAGTCTTTCAGCTCTGCCCAATAACTGGGCAGACTAACGTGTGGAACGTTAGGGTTTGTCGCCGCTAAAGACTCCCAAGCTAACGCCGACTGTTGGAGAGTTGTGAGTTCCCCAAAGACGCTAGTTGGTGACGGTGGAGCCGGGTCGTAATTCGCTGGGCAATTGGTTAATTGCTTGAGAATCGCGCCCGTTTCCGGAAACCGTCCACTGAAGGTTGGGAGAAAAGACTCCTTGCGGACAATTAGCAGTGCATGTGGAATCCGTTTGGATCTACCACTGACTGTGTCGTCGCAAGTGCCCCACGCTCCTGACAACTTGCTCTCCACCGTTACGGAAGGGAATGCGCCAAATGTCTGGTAAGTACCAGTCAGGCCCATCCTACCCTCAAACGATCTGGAGCGCGTGTTTGCCATTTTACAACTTTCAGCACCTGTGATTACGGTCTTCGGGCTTGGAGAAATTCCAACTCGGGCTCCCGATAAGGGAAGCACGATTGGGGGGACCATAAGGT